TATGATTCAATTGAAAATTTACAAAGTATAAATGATTTCGTTCTGGTCTAAATGGTTGGTCGTGTAACATTTGTACATAATTAAAGTCACTACAGTTTCCAAACACTAATAACAATCTAACATATTCGGGTGCAACACCCGCAAAATCTCTGTGTGGTGGAAAGAATCCTCCCTTGTCTACTCGCAATAAGTGTACACGTCCAATATCAGGCGCAAATATATCTACTAATCTAGCTAACTCTGGAATCGTGTGATAAACTTCAGTTGGTGTTGTGAAGTTTTCTTCCTTCATTTCAACATCATGGTAACGTTGCATATAACCAAAACTATTTAAATGATAGTTATCCATTACATCACCTGTGTGACTAGTTAATGGTAGTCCCCAACGATTGTTCACTGTGTCTTTCTTAGCGTTGTATGGACACCAATTGTCATTGAATTCTTTTAATTGTTCTTTGACTTCATGTTCATTAATATACAAATTCATCTTGGCATAGCTACCTAGATTACATAAGCTAGTCCATAACATTTGTCTTTCAATTTCTTCTTGTGTCATAAGTTTCTCAATTCTGTAAATGTTTCTCTAAAATTTGTGCCACGAGTTTTATCTGTGACTTCTAAATATTCTATTGCTTGTGGGAGTTTATGACTCCAGTCTTCTGATTGAATATAGTTAATCATACCCAACCAACGTTTACGTCCGTATATGTCATTATCAAATTGTGTGTTATTATAACTATCTAAAAATTGCGTTAAGTTTTTAACTGCCACATCTTTAAACTCTTTGGGTAATACACGCATGTTTAAATAGCTTGGATAGCATACTAGGTGCATGCCAGTCACTCCACCGGAACCCTCACTCATGTGAATCTTTTTATAGTTCTGACTTAATTTCCAATGTGCTAACTCATGCATTGTCGTGATATTTAATAATTGCACCGCACACGCAATATTAACTATGATATTGTCCGGAGTATCGTCTAATCGTTGTAGACTGTTAAGCATATCATTCCATTTACTAGGGTAACGTATGTATTCATTGCGTTCAGCTACACTATCAATACTGATATTGAATCTAACTTCTTTAAAGTGATTCCATAACTCAAATATTTTTTCAGATAGTTCTAGTCCATTGCTATTATAGCGTAAAATACAATTACTGCTATTACCACTTTCTATCATAAACTCTAATATTTTATAGTGTTCTGGAATTAATAATGGTTCACCACCTGCAAAATACATCTCTTTAATGTTGTGTGCTTGATTACGCATTGTATCTAAAAATGATCCTTTTTGATACCATGTATAATCCATTTTTCTATCCCAGTGTTGGTCATTTTTTAACTCAAAGATTTTATATTGTGGATATTGTATCTTCCAGTCTTTAATCCAACTACTACTGTCATGTGGACTACACATTACGCATTTTAATTGACACAAATTACCTAATCGCAAATCAAAGTAATTAATATTCAGTGGAGCAGTACCGTCGGGTTGTGTGTTGGGAATCAGTGTACTCAAGTCAATGCGTTTATTCCACTCAATCGTTTCCCATTCACGTTTGCTTGGGATACCTTGTGCTTCTTCATTGTAGCACTTCATGCACGATTGTGGTTTTTCACCATTCATCATTTTAACACGAACATCTTTCATGTAACTACTGTTCCATACTTCTTCCATAGTATGATGACGTAAGTTCATTTTAATACCATCGTGTGTTACTAATCCTGCTTCTTTGTTCTCATCTTCTCCTGATCCACTAGCGTTTGCGGTGGCACATAATCTAACATCTCCGTTAGGTCGGGTAGCGATATGCATCCAAGGTAATGGGCACCATGTCATGTTCGTTCAACCCACTGTGCGTTAAGTTTATCAAACGATCCGCAGTGTTTACTACAAATCTTTAATCCACATGTAGTCCAAGATTTTTCAATACTAGCAAAATATCCACTGTCAAATATTTCTTCTAATGTTTGTTTTGTAAGGCTAGGCCAATAACCAATAGTATCTAAATATTCATATCGTATTGGTGATGATGGTTGATCATGTTTAATGTTTATCCAACAACACGGAGTTACTGTTCCATCTGCGCTTACATATATTTGATTATATTCAAGCACCTTACAATTTATTTTTGGTAGCACTTCTAGTTCAGATTGCTTGATTTTTGGAATCATGTTTTTACTATTCAAGGTTGGATACAATATGTTTATTGTCTTTCCCTCATCATTAAGAACATTTAATTTACCATTTCTAAATCTACTTGTGTGTTTAACTGTAAATTCACCGAACCCAAGTTCTTTACTAAGTTTCCTACAATCTTCAACTTGGTGTTCATTGTGTTGAAATACAATCATATCCCACCTAGCATTACCACCGTGGTTAATAAATGTTTTTGCATTTTTTATTATTTTGTTAAAGTCTGTATTAATCCGATATAAACTATGTGTGTCAACTAATCCATCTATTCCAAATATAACACTTACATTTAATTCTGCTAAATCTTTCCACCATTTATCGTTCCGTCCACTACCATTTGTATGCATGTTTAGTGTTATAGTTTGATTATTTTCTCTAAGATATCTAAAAATTTCTGTAGTATCCTTAGCAATAATAGGATCACCTAAATTTCCGCACATATATAAATTGTTTAATTGTTTTATAAAATCTACAGGAAACCATTCTTTAAATTGTTCAAGTGTGATTTCAGTAAGTTCAATAAATGGATTAAGTATCCCACCTTGCATGTTACGAGCACACATGGGACATTTTGCTTGACACTTGTTAGTTATTTCTAAATGTACGGATTTGATATCACTTAATGAATACATTCATTTTTGCCTTTTCTAATAAATTTGGAATCATATCTGTTGTAAAATATGTTGTTTTAATTTCAATAATGTTTTTATATGTAGCTAATAATCTAGTCCAGTTACTACGTTCACTCACCGACAATTCATCCCAACCGGTTGGCATAATCAATTTGCCTACTAAAAGATATCCTATAGCCATATTCAAATCAAATTTACTATTCGGTACATTTTTCTTATACCACTTTACAAATTTGTTCATTCTATAAAACGGGCTTGGGCTTGGAGGTCTAAACACCATATATCCACCTGAATTAATTATAGTCTCGGGTTGTAATTCACCGTTTGTTATAGCTTCAATATCATTATCCGATTGTAATTCTAACCAATGCTTTCCCTTATGTGAATAATTAATACACAAGTCACCAAAATTTCTGTCCGGTGTAAAAAACAAATAATCTTCTGGTTCTAATAGAATTTCTTCACCATCAGTAAATTCAAAGTAAGCATTGATGCGAGGATCTTGATTTATTTGTACTTTATATTGCTCATAAGCATGTATTGCATCATTTAATTCAATCCATAAATTATCTTTTATTGGAGAGCAATGAAGTTTGTTTAAGTCTGAATTCTTATCAATATGTTCTAACTTCATAGAATAGTTAACATTGATTTTGTCAATTGTGTTATTAATTCTAATTATTATTTCATTCTCATCTTCCTTAGTAATATAAAAACTAGTGTCACTATGGAACTCAGTATTTTTATCAATTTGTGCTTTGATGAGATTATAAAATTTATGTGCGGCATCCCATTCATATATCAAATAACTTAACGTAATGGTATCATTTCCATCACTGAATACCACTTGAATGCACGGATTGTTATTATACTGTTCTATCATAAATTTTTTGTTTTGGTAATTTAACTTCAGTGGGAGACCCGCAATAAGGTTGTTTGCATATTAGCGGATTAACAATATCTTTATTGAATTTTTCCGTTAAGTCAGTATCATATATAGTTAGGGGTTTATCTAAGTTAAAAAGATTCTGTGCCCCGCATGATCCTTGAATAACGCCTCCCCTATTAATAACAAATCTATCTACGCCCATATTACATTGCCAGCCTTCAAAATGATACCAATCTCTCTCCATTAAATATTGTGTGTCAATTTTTATTATCTCACCGTTATCTAATTTCAACATCATGCCTTCAGATTCTGATTGAGGCATTCTTCCTAATTTTTTAATTTTTTCAATCCATTCTGGCGGCGGCATTTTTTTGACTTTATCATTGATATATTCTTTTTGTTCTTTTGTATATAAAGGCATGACTCCGTTTAATACGATAGGTCTCACTTTAAGCAACCACGGCGTACTGTGATTTTTTAAATCTTCAGCAATTTCTACTGCCCTATTAAAATTCAATGGATCCATAAACACAGTTGCGTTAACTAAACAATCAGTATTCTCATACAAATAATCCATGACTTTTTTGATATGTTCTACATCGCATTCTTGATTATGAACACTTATTGCAATATCTTCAAAATAGTTTCCATACTCTTTCCAAAATCTCAATGTACGTGAACCATTCGTAACTATAGTCACTCGACAGTTGTATTCTTCACTAAAATGTTTTGCAAATTCTCCAAGATCAGGCCATAGTGTTGGTTCTCCACCATTGATATTTAATCTGATATCTGTTTTATTGAAATCATTTCGGTATACATCTATCATGTATCCTAGGTTCTTTTTTAATAATGCTAAATCTGTTGTAAATTTATACTTACCATCATTACACCCAGTAAAACAATAATGGCACTTGTAGTTACATGTAGTACCTACAAGATATTCAATAGTCATTGAATTTTTAAAATTGTTGTTTATAATCTCTATTGGATTCATTTTTTTCCTATAATCATATATCTAGTATATAAAGGTAATTTTAATTCTGTTTGTTTAATCACTTTAATATTAGATTGATTTATAAATTCTTCTAAGTTAGTAGCTATTCTAATATGTTCTGGTATTTGATAGTTATTACTTTGTAAAACAATTAACTTATCTTTTGGTATATTACTTAACCATTTTTCATATTGTTCTTGTGTAATATGTTCACAACTTGTGTTAATAATTATATCACCGTTAATGGGAACGTTACACATGTCTTTTGTGATTGCTTTAAATTTGTTTTCTTGTTCTTCAATTTTGTTCATCATAGTTGCAATTTGTTCACATAAGGGGTCAATATCTACACTGCAAATATATTTGATTGGAATGCCACTTTGAAAT